AGGATTTAGTATGGCGATCTTGTCTAGCGCACCGACCATAGGCTGGATGTTTTCTTTTAGGCGATAGTCGGATGAGGTGTTGTATGCGACTGCGGTTGTGCCGTTCTGGGTGATAGAACCAATAGCGGTAGCGTTAAGTGTAAACCAAGTGTATGCGGTTCCGCTACCAGTTCCGCTTACGTGCCTCTGGATAACCGACGCCCCCTCCTTGGTAAAACCGTTGTCGTTTATAAAGCCAGTAGATGCCGTACCAACTAGTAGGTTCCCGCTGCTGTCGATGCGGGCGCGTTCGGTGGCGTTTACATTGTTTGTTGCAGTCGTATAAAACTGAATGTTTCCGTTCCCGCTGGATGCCTCAAGATTGATGTAAGACACCGCACGGTTAACGTCGTAGATAGCCCCAGTAGTAGGGTTTCTATTAGAAGAAATCTGGGCAACCGCAGTAGATGTGCCGACAAAGGCCGCAGTCCCAGAGCCGTTAAGCTGAAAAGATTGATCTGCCGACCCACCAAGATGTAGCTTTGCCCCCGGCGAACTCGTCCCCACCCCAAGGTTGCCCGAGCTATCCACCCGCATACGCTCAGCCCCACTCGTCTCCACAGTCACCGTATCAGCGGCAGGGAAGCGAATGGCGGTGTTCGTGTCACCCGAATGCACGATCTTGTCGGCAATGGTCACGTCGCCAGAGAACGTACCCGTTGTTGCGCCCACATCGCCCGTAACGGTAACGCCTGTGGCTGTGGTGGCGAGTCTTTCAGAACCTGCGTAATATGCTCGGACAGCATCACCGTCTGTTGCAGACAGCATTGTTAAAGTATCAGCAGCGTTGCGGACAGAAAAAATGCTTGCAGGGATTTTTAAAGAGCCAGCGCCAGCATCTTTAATAACACTGTTCGCGCCATCATGGTAAATCTGCAAGTCAGACCCAGCACCGAAAATGGCCTTGTCGTTGTCTCCAAAGGTCATGTCCCCGGAGGACACAAAGCTGGTGCCTGTCACCGTGGTGAACGTCCCGGCAGCAGCAGAAGACCCACCGATAACAGCCCCGTCGATGGTGCCGCCGTTGATGTCCACGGATGTGATGGTGAGGGACGACAGGGTGTTGCCCGAGAGGGCCGCGTTGAGGTTGGCGTCTGACACGTTGGTCAGATCGGCCCGCGCCGCTTCCACACCGCCAGCGGTAGAGCCGTCATGGACGTGGATGGACTTGTTCGTCGTGTTGACGCTTATTTCACCCTCCGCACCCGTGAAGCTGGTGTGCTGGGTGGACGTGCCACGGCGGCGCTGGACTTGTTTGGTCATCTGTCACCTCGGAGGTTATGCCGTCTTATATCATGGATTTGGAGCGGTGGGCTAGGTCATACATTGATGTTGTAGAGGACGAGACCCGCTTGGTCTTGCGTGTCGGCTCCATATCCATCGAAGTTCACAAAGTCCAAAAGCCCGTAAAGACACTGGATTTGAGTCGCACTTGTTCTCTGAAGTCCTACAACACAATTTCTCAAGCCAGTAGGACCGCCACTTGAGTTTAGCCTTCTCCTTGTGTTGCCAGACAGGGCGAACCAGCTTGTCGTTTCGTATGTCGTGGCGTTCCTCAATGGCCCCTGTATCCTGACAAGCGGCCAAGATGATGACCAAGTTATGTCTTGGTTTTCGTTCCAGACAGTGGCCCCATAAGTCGCCGATCCGTTGCCAAGCACATTAAACGGCTTGAGGACGGCAACCTGCAACGAGGCAAAGCTTGTAAAAACGCGCCCCAGCCCCGCGTAATAATAAACAAACCCACCGATTGGGATGTTGAATGCAAGGATAGCCGAAGCCCGGTTTGCATCTCCTGTCCAAACTGCGTCTGTGGTGTAGTCATGAAACCCTGTTCTCAAAATTTGCGACGTGACGGGCGCAGTTGGGTTTAATGGATCGTATGTGGCATAAAAAAATGATGAACTAGGCCTGTTCAGGCCTGAAAGAGTGACCTTTCTTTCATACGCAAATGCGGCGAAATTAGAGTCAAAGACTGTATCCCCGGTGGAGTCATAAGCTACGATTCCGTAGGACATTAGACGGCTCCGCTGGCAAAGAAAAACACGTCAAAGTTTCTAGACCAGTTCGTATCGTTGACTGCTCCAGATCCTCCAACCGACCAAGAAAAGACCTTTGATGAATTGTCAAATACCATTCTTGGCGTTGCTGCGGCATTCACGTTGCTTCTTGCGTAGAAGAAACCACTGGCCGAATTGAACTCAGGCACAGACTGAGACCCGTTCCAATCTCTTGCCTGCACTATTCTGAGCAAACGAGCGCCACGGAAAACTTCTGGCGTGCTGGTAAGGCTGGTGATGTTTGGGATCAGGATGCCATAACTCATGCCAAGTTTCCGATCCTAACGCGAAGTGTGCCGCTGCTGTCGAACACGCTGATCTTGTCATCTTGAATGACGAGACGTGCGCCTGAAGGTGCGCTTTGCAGGGTGCCGATGGTCGCGCTGACGGCTGACAGAGATGACACATTCAGCTTATCTGCCGTGACCGCTCCAGCCGCAATGGTAGCCGCCGTGATTTGGCCTGCCGCGATCTTAGAGGTGATGATCGACCCGGCGAGGATTTTGTCTGCGGTGACGGCATCAGTCGCGATCTTGTCGGCGGTGATCTGGCCAGCCGCGATCTTGGCGCTGACCACGGCGTTGGCCGCGATCTGATCGGCGTTCACAGCGCCAGCCGCGATCTTGCCCGCTATCACGCTGTTGGCTGCCAGCTTGTCGGATTCAATCGAGCCAGCCGATATCTTGGCCGCCGTCACAGCATTGGCCGCGATCTTATCTGCGCTGACCGCGTTGGCTGCGATCTTGTCTGCGGAGATGGCCCCGGCGGACACTTTATCAGCGGTGACTGCGCCAGCGTCAATCTGAGTTGCGGTCACAGAGTTGGCAGCAATCTTGGATGTCGTGATCGCGTTGTCGGTGATCTGCGTGCCTGTGATCTGGCCAGTGAGATCGGTGGCAGGTACAGCCGCCGTCCACGCTGCCCCGGTGTAGCGATACATCTTGCTGTCGGTCGTCAGCAGGACAATGCGGCCTTGATACAGGTCCACAGACGGCAGAGACGCGACAACTTCGACGGGGCGCAGGCTGGTCGGGAACAGGCTTGCCCCGAGCGTGCCGTTGATGTCCGACGTGCTGACAGCCGCCGTCCATGCGCCACTGACAAGCCGATACAGTTTGCCGTCTGTCGTCAGCACGACAACCTGCGGGCCATCGTATCCTGCCACTGTCGGCAGGGTGTTGACGACACCGACAGGCTCAATGCCAGCGGCGAAGGATGCAAAGGTCAGAGACCCTGCCTCGACCGATGACGCGGTGTAGATGTCTGTGGACCATGCCGACGTTGCAGCGTCCCAGCGATAGATCGTGATCTCCGGCAGCAACAGGACAAGCTGGCCGTCAAAGCCGCCTGTAGCTGGCAGCGACGAAACAGGCTCGACCCCGAAGGCACCAGCCTCGGTAAAGAGATCGTTGACGGCTTGGTCGAAGTCCGCAGGATCAATCAAGAGCGTGGTCGAGTTGACCGATGTCGTGAAGGGCGACTTGTTCAGCGAATAGTCAACAGCGCGAACCCAGTGATACAGGGTGGTCTCATTGGCAAGATTGGCGCGCACAAAGTTCGAGCCAGAGGAGACCCCGATCAGGCTGGCCGACGCAAGGTTGTTGGTCGTGTTTTCCCAGACCTCGACAAAGTTGAAGTCTTGGTCTGCCGGGTTGATCCAGCGCAGTTCGATGTATTTCAGACCCGGCGAGGATGTCAGGTTGGACGGCGTGCCGGGTGGCGTCGTGTCGCCTGCCGAAGCGATGGATGAAGACACGAAGGCCGACCGCACGCCAAGGCTGTTGATGGCGCGAACACGGATTTGATAATCGTAGCCGTTCAGGACGGGCTGGATGGTGAATGTGTTAGAGGTGCCAAGAACCGATGAGTATTCGGAATCTGGCGTTAGGATCGGCTCGTTGACAAGCCCGTAATCCTCGGTCGAGGTTGAGGAGACAGTGATGCTGCCCCAATCCTCGCTCTCGTCCTGCGCGGCGGCAATCGTGCCATAATCCTCTTCGCCGCCGAGGCGCTTGTATTGCACTTCGTAATACTGAACGAAGCGGTCGGTCGAAGCCGTCCAAGTGGCGCGAATGGCCGGGATGGCAATGCCGTCGTCGTTCAGCACGGTCGTCGCGGTCAGCGTCAGGTTCGACGGCGCTGGCACGGTGTTGAACACAGGCAGAGACGTGTTGTTGCCGATGATTGCTGTCTCGTCGGCATCCCAATCAAAGGCTGCTTCTGAGGTCTCGCGCAGTGTCAGCCTGACACGCAGATCGCCCGCATCGCCGTCGGCGAAGAAGTTCCAGCCGACAACCTCGAATTCCTTTTCCGACCAGCCGTAGCGGCTGTTGGTCATGGCAACGATGTCGCCGACCTGCACGTTGAACGCGGCCATGCCGAAGTCTGCCGACATGGTGATCTGCTCTCGCCCACGGTTCAGCGTGAGTGCGCCGATTCGCTGGGCGGTGGCAGGCGATGTCGTAAAAGGCAGTACCAGATCGACCGGGGTTTCGACGTTGTTGTCTTCGGCCAGATATGCCGCGCTGGTGATCTCTGGATAGTCGGCGACGATGTAGCCCTGCGCGCTGTCCACAAAGGTGCCGCGAACCACGTTGAACACGTCGGCCATCGACTGCCGCGTCTGCATCTGGATCGGGCTGCGGAGGTCATCCAGCGTGAACGTCTTTACCGGGTTGGTGTAGTAGGCTGGCTTGAGTTGCCAGTTGCCTTGGCCCCAGAACAACATGCCAGCGCAGGCGGTCATCATGTCTTGCAGGACGGCACCCGGCGTTTGATCTGCGCGGATCACGCCGTTCATGGTGTAACGCTTTTCGGTGCCGCCGACCGCGAGGGTCACGTTTTCGTCAGAGACGTTTGCCGCCGTGGCAAACACGGTTTCGTCAACGCCAACATCGCCGAGGCCATAGTCGGCAATGATGTAATCGCGCACGCAGAGGGCCGCATTGGTAGAATGCCCGGTAGATGCGCTGCGCGGGTCGTAGACCTTCTTGCCGTTCACGATGGCGGTGAACAGCGGAATGCCGTTGGGGAAGGTGTCCTGATCGTATTCGAGGCGGACATAAAGATAGGCGATGCCGTAGCCGATGAAGTTGCTGTCGATCTGGGCGCTTTCGGCCAAGAGTTCAGCCGGAGCCGTCGTTTGCGCCCCGGTGTACTTCTTGATGCGGATTTTGCTGTTCCAGTTTTGGCTGGTGACAAAGCCGCTGCCGTCCATCGTGACGACATCATCGTCAACGTAAATGCTGCCGATTGATGCAACCTCATGGCCCGCCAGCGTGATGATCATGTGCAGGTATTGGTTGTCGGACCCAGTGGCTTCCAGATAGGTGATCGTGCCACCTTTACGGGTCGTGCCGTAAATATATTCCTGCGGAGCGGCGGCTTCGCGTGAGTTGACCAGCGTGCCTTGCACGCCACCAAGAGAAGGCTTCGGGGTTAAAGCAGAAAGCGCCCAAGATGTGACAAGCGTCGTGGCAAAGTAGCCGACCGCACTGATCAGCAAAACAGAACTCGTCTGAATGCTCAGGGCCGCAAGGATTGCGTTTCCGACCGTGATGGGATCACGGACAAGGCCACCGGGATGCGAAAGGCTGGTTGTGCCAGTAAGCAGCTTTTTAAGCGGCGTCATTTCTCACCCATGCGCTGTCGATGTATTCGATGGGGTAGTATACCACGCCGCCGCCAGAAAGAAATGCCGCGCTGGAACCTACCGAAATCCCAAATCCAACACCGAGATAAGACGTGTTCAGTATCTTCTGGCCCGCAAGAACCAGTGCGCCTCGAGGCGGCACCGCGCTGGCCCGCGTCAGCCGCTCACACAGCGCATCTTCGACGCTATCGAAGCCATACTCCCGCCGCAGGCCAGCTCGCGTCAGAGGGCGGCTCCCAGCGAGATAGCGGCCAGCCCAATCGTCGGCCCAACCTTCGCCGTGCATCCTGCGCCACGCTTCATTGGTAAACAGCAGGCAATCCCAGACGCCCCACTTGAAGGATCGGCTGTGAACCTCACGCAAGAATGCGTGAAGCGCCTTCATGCTTCCTTGCGGCCCCATACGACAGCCTTGTCTTGCAGATCGGCGACATAGCTGAAGAACGTGTCGCCGGGATGGCGGGCTTGGTGGCTTTCGTGCGTGTAACGGCGAACCCGCGCACGGTTCAGTTCGACCAGCTTGCTTTCGATGGTGAGCGTGATGGTGGATGTCTCGCCACTGTCCTCAATGGACATGATGTTCATGTAGCCCGAGAAAACCTCGACCACATCGTTGGCGTTGGAGACGCCGAAATAAATGTTGCAGGTGCGCCGCTGGTAAGGCTCTGCCAGCGCCAGCGCGACGATGGCATTGTCGATCCCGCTCAGGGTGACCGATGCCGACTTGGCCGACAGGTCTCCGGCTTCTTCAAGCCCGCTGATCGTCAGCAGGTTGCCAGTGCCGAGATAGATGTTCGCGCCAATCGTGCGGTCACCGTAGCCCGTCCACAGCCGCAGCGGAGCCGTGTCGAACAGCATCTCGACCGCGTAGAACGGGTAGACCTCTGGCTGGGCAAGCGCGCTGATGATGGATGCTGGAACTGTGCGTGCCATCAGATCGCCTCCATCGCGCCGAAGCTGATGCCGTAGATCGACGCCTCGTTTATCGACCATGCCTGCTCGTTGGACGACAGGCGGAACAGACCTTTGGCGCTGCTGACCGTGACGGCGGCATTGTCGGCGGGAGCGGTGCGGACATGCGGCCAGAGTTCGAGTGTCACGTTGCCGCTGGCATCGCTGTTGGTGTCAACGAGAACCTTGTGCAGCCGCGCCGTCAGGCCGCTGCCGATCTGCACATAGTCGCCAGCCTTGAGCCAGCCCGTGACGCTGGTGGTCGCGCCGTCGATCAGGATCGTGCCGCCCGTCTGTGAGCCGCCCTTGATCAGAGGCGTGCCTGTGGCGACCCCGCGTGGGGTCGCTCCCAGCGGATCTCCCAGAAGGAAGGTGCCGAGTTGACCGCGCAGGCTGACCAGCCATGCGACCCACTGCTCTGCATCCGCGCGCAGCATGGGCGGCAGGGTAACATCCGCCTGCCACATCTGGCCCGAGTAGGCGAAGGCTTGGCCCGCGAAGCTGAACGGGCTGCGGCTGTAGGCCACCGCGTTGGTGGCCCTCAGTTCGATCTGGGCGATGCCTGTGTGCGTCAGCAGCGTGAGAGGATAACTGATGGCCATTATGCAAACGCGCTCCCATAGCTGCCGCCGCGCCGTTTAGCGTCTGCCACAGCCGCCTTGGCGCTTTCGGCGATCTGCGGCATCAAGGAGCGGATCTCGCTGCGGACGGTCTGCTGAACCCCGGTGGAGATGTTGATCGTCTGGTTGACCACAATGCCGCCACCGCCGCCAAGCTTGTCATTTGGGATGATCGCGCTGCTGCGGCCCGGCACCATCAACTCAGGCCCGCGCTCACCGACGATGTAAGGCTTGTTCGCCTGAGCCGTGCCGCCATCAGCCATAAAGCCAAGAGCCTTGCCAATGCCGGGGAACGCTTTGCCGAAAGCGCCAGTGATGCCGTTGACAATCTGCTGAACCACCAGAACCTCATAAAGCTTGAGGATGATGCTGCGGGCCATTTCCTTAAATGCGTCCTTAACAGACTTCGTGCCATCGACCATCGACATGAACGCGCTGGACATGGAGTCTTTGATCGACTGTCCGAGCGCCTTCATTTTTTCGATGGCCGGGTCAACCGTCTCCTTGACAGCGCCACCAGCTTTTTCAGCGGCTTCAGCCGAAGCCTCTCCAAAGATGTTGACCTCTTTGGTTCCAGCGGCGACGGCACCTTTTAGAGCATCCCACGCATCGCCAACGCCACTCCATGCTGATGCAGCATTTGAGGCAGCATTCGTGAACGCCGCATCAGCTTCTGCGGCTACTTGCCCAGCATTGACAGCAGTAGATGATGCCTTCGACATCACCTCCATGCCCAAGCCACCAAGCCTATTCGCCGCGTCTTCCAAGCCGGGTATTCCTTGCATCCCGCCGCTAAGGGAATAAAGGAATTCACCCCATTTTGTTTGAATGAAAGACAGTGCGCTAATAAAGCCTGACTTTAAGGTCAGCCAAGCGCCATTCATGCCTTCGACCGCAGCCTTCCCGCTTGCAACCATGCCACCGAAGACTGCCTTAACAAGATCCCCAAGAAGTTTCAGAGCCTCGCCAAAACCGCCAGCGCCTTCTTTTAGGTGCAGGAAAAGTTCAATTCCCTTTGCCATAAGCAGAAGGGCAGCAACGGGCAACAAGCGCATGAAGAGCGTTTTAACCGCGCCAAGAGCCGCGCCAAGCGTCATTACAGCGGCCCGCATGAGCGTCAGAGCCGTGGTATAACTTCCGGCGGAAATAGCTGAAGCAACAACTGCGGCTCTGAATGTTGCCATAGCTGCGGCAAAAGCCCCAGAAGCGCCTGTCGCCGCCAAAAGTGCAGGTACCGCGCGGAGTGCCATCACGCCTCCGAACAGGCCAAGGGCTATGATAGCCGTATCAATCTGCCCAGACATGCCGCCGAAGACAGATCCGATAGCTGAACCTGCTGCTTGGACCGATTGCGCTATCGATGTTAGCGGTTCCTCAAGAACGCCAAGAGCAGACCCAAGGCCGGAAATCTCCTTGCCAGACTTCTGAGCCACGACGCCAAGAGCCGCGATGATGGCGACTGCGGCACCGATGACAGCACCAGCCGGGCCGAAGATCTGCAAAAGCTGCGGAGCCTGCTGACCAAAGGCCTGCAAGCTATTCGTGCCGTTGGCTACCTGAACCGCGAAGTCGCCGACTTGGAAGCCAGCCTGCTGAAGCGCGCCCTTAGCCCACTTCTGGGTTGCCGTGTTGGCGAGGACAGAACCCTGCGCGAAGCTTCTCATGCTGGAGGTCGCGCCGTTGACGCTGGCAGCGGTTCTGGCAACTTGAGCCTGAACGGCCTTCAACGGCGCGGTAGCGCGGTCGATGGCCTGCAACTCAAATACGAGTCTTTCGCTCATTGTCCTCGCGCTCCTTTATGACGGCAAAGTAGGCCATCCACTCATTATACTCATCAACAGAGATTTGCTCAATCTCAGAGATGGTTTTGCCCAACCTGTCTGCCATCGCTATCAGGTTGAGCCTGAATGGATTGCCCCTTAGTTTTTTGCGTGGTCCTCAATGCTGCCAGCATTGAACACTGCGCCGAAAACCTTGGCGATGACGCCGACAGGTTCGCTCATCAAGATCGGCTTGTCTTCCAACGTGAAGGCCTTGTCACCCTTCTCGTCTTCACATTTTTCGATCAGCATTTCGACCATCGCCCCAAGGGTCGTGTTGGTCAGGAAGTCCTTGTACTTCCGCTGAACCTTTTCGATGTCCCGTGCGCTGACAGACGTGAAGAAGAGGCGAAGGGGGGTTTCCCCCTCGCCCCATTCTTCCACATCAACGAAGCCGCGCTGTTGCTCAGCCCGCTTGGCTGCGATGCGTTTTGCAAGGCTCATTAGGCAGCCGTCGCTTGGCTAAGAGCGCCAGTGCCTTGGACCGAGATCGACATCTCAACCAAGCCATCATAGGACGCCGAAATCGAGCGGCCAGTGACCAGAGCGGTCCCGGTGTAGTAGATGTCACCAGTGGTCGAACCTTCGGGGTAGAGGTTCAGCGTGACGGATGCACCGATGGTCAGAGCGCCTTGGCCCGTGGCGTCGGTCTCGTCCCACAGAACATCGATGGTCCCGGTATAGGTCGTCAGAGACGACTTATAGGTACGGGCGCTATCGCCCATCGTGGTGTCTTCAAGCGTGTCCGCCGATTCTTCAATCGAGTACGACCGAATCTCGGCAATAGCGTTGGCTCCGACTTTCACGGTGCCTTCGCTGCCAGCGTGCGTAGCCATAGCAGGAGCCTCCTTTTATCTGGCTGTTTCAACGTCGGTTAAACTGGTGACGTAACGAACAGAGAATGTCAGCGTAGCGATGCCGACAGGCTGTTCGGTTTCACCAGAGAAATCGATGCTCGTTGATGTTAGCACCGATTCCTTCGCAATGCCACCGAGCGTGAAGTCTGCTCCGATAGCTTCTTCGATCTGCACGGCGATGGCGTCAATGGCGCTATCAAGCGATGCAGTTGCATTCTCATAAACGGACACAGCGATGTCCACAGTGCGGTCAAGCGACTTGGAACCCATCGTCGCGCCCATCGTCATCAGGCCGGAGGATTCGCTGCCGATGGTCACCGTGATCGCTGGCAGCTTGGCCTGCGTCAGGGGATAGACGCGGGTCGCGTAGACCCGGCTCGACACCAGCGTGACACCAGCCGTCAGCAAGGTCACGAACTGATCGCGGATCTGCTTGCGGACGTGAGACATCACTGCTTCTCCAATTGAACCACAGTGACACCAGTGCCATCATGTATCCATGCACGCACCTTATAGGTTACGGCAGAGATTACCATCGTCTGATCTTCTGCAATCGCAGACACGTCGGATGTGCGGCAGGTCAGGCGAGGCTGCTCTTGATGAACAGAGACGAAACCGCCCGCGTCAACGGGGACGGTTTCATTGTCAAAGATGCCTTTGATGGTCGATCCGCTATAGGTCACCGACACAGCGAACTCGTCGGTGTTGAATAGGGTCAGCAGATCGGCGGCAAGTGGCAGAGCCATGATCAGGCCTTCTTCCCACGCTTGGCAAGCTTAGGACCGTCGCTGTCTTCCAGAGCCACGCTGCGGTCAACAGTCTGCGTGACCTCGCGAGCCTCGCAGGCCTGCACACGCTTCATGGCTGCCAGTGACTTGCCCTCCTGCTCGGAGAGTTCGACGATGTCGCCAGCGTTACGGGCTTCACCGCCAGCCACGCAGGATTTGAGGATCAGGTAGCTTGCCATTTTAACCTCCTGTTGAGGTTGGGGGCGACCGAAGCCGCCCCCATTCCATTTCAGTGTCATCAGACGCCGTCGTTGTTGTAGGCGAACGACACGGCATGGCGAACCGCCACATCGACCGTCTGGAGGGCGCGGACGCGAACCGTACCCGAGGACGAAGCGGTGTAGGGATCGACCAAGATGTCCAAGCCGCCGTACATGCCGATCAGCAGGTCAGCGAAGTTGCCGAAGAACAGGTCGCCAGAGGTGACTTGGTTCGACACAATCGCGCGGTAGCCGTTGATCGTGTTGCCGGGCTGCTCGACCACGAAGAGGCCTTGGCCGGAAGCCTTGGCAGTGGTCTTCAGCGCGCCGTACATGCCTGCGGGCAGGATGTAGGCGAGGTTGCCCAACAGAGCGTTGTCCTCGGCCACAGCGGTTTCGAGAGCCACGACTTCAGCGAAGGTCGGGTTGGCCGCAGCAAACGAGGTCGGCTTGTTGACGCCCGAGACGTTCTTGATGCCAGTGGGCTGGCCCGAGGAACCAGAACCAGCCAGAGCGCCGAGGTCGATGGCCAAAGCGATAGCGCGCGACAGGTCGTCACGAACCAAAGCTTCGATGTCCGGCGAGGACTGCATCATCATCAGACGGGTGATGTCGGTGAAGGCACCGAGGGTCTTCGGGGTCATGGTGACCTGACCGAAGGTCGGTTCCGATTCCGAAGCCGCGCCACCTTCCGTCGAGATCCAGCCAGCAGCCGAGGCAGTGGCCTTCTTCGGAATGGCGACGTTGCCTTTAAGGCCCGTCAGCATGGTAGCGCCAGCCTGCATCACCGACGAAGCGTTCCGCAGAACGTCGATGAAGTCGCCGCCACGGAAGTCCTGCGCGATCACGCCCGAGTCATCAGTGGTGTTCAGGTCACGCTTGGCCCACGAACGCAGAACGTCGGTCGGGATCATCAGACCCTTGGCGTCAGCGCCGATGGCGCGCTGGGCAGCAGCCGAAGCTTCAAATTCGAAGCGGGCTTCTTCCTGTGCGCGGAAGTCGGTCGGATTCGCCATGGCGCGGATAGCAGCCATGAGCGAGAACTTACGGACTTCTTTCTGGGTCAGACCCAGATCAGCCGAGGTGTCCAGCGGCTTGTTGCCAATCGCTTCGAGCAGTTCACCACGGAATTCCGCGAGAGAACGGCCATTTGCGATGGCTTTGTCAGCCAGATCACGCTTGTTGTGCGAAGCGCCGAGACGGATCATCTCAGCAGCATCTTTGGCGGCGGCGCGGGCAGCTTCGGCCTTGACCGCTTCCAGATCAAATTCAGCCATTTTGGCCTCCT